AAGAATTTCAACATTGTATTTTGGAGCCCGACGAGGATCTCACTGTCGCCACTTGGTTGAAGAATGCACCTTATACTCAAAAGCGAAAAGAACAATTATTAAAGCTTTCTGAGAAACGTCCTTTCTGCGCCAATGGTGATTATTTTGTAAAAAGTCACATAAAACACGAGCACTATACACGCTACAAACCATTTAGAGGAATTTACAGTAGATCAGATTTTTATAAAACTCAAATGGGACCAGTTTGTGCGAAAATAGGTGATAGAATGTTTGACCACCCAGCTTTTATTAAGAAAACACCAGTCGCTGACCGACCACAAAAGATTATAGATAGATATTCGGTACCTGGCATTAAATTAGCTGCTAATGATTTTACATCATTTGAATCCATGTTCAAAGCCCTCCAAATGGTTATTGAAGTATATTTCTTCTGGTTCTGTACTCAAAATATTGGTAACAGAGACAAACTCAATGAGATGAACCAGAGAGTAAAAATGCTTCGTAACCTTTTGGTTTTTAAAGATTGGCAAGCGTGGTTAACAGCCAAACGATACAGCGGTGAGATGGATACTTCTTCAATGAACGGACTATTTAATTATCTACTCATCCGATTTCTCAATTTTAAGAGCGGAGAAACACTCAAAATCATGCCGACTATAGAAGGTGATGACAGTTTAAATGCTTTCACAGGTACATTAGATGAAACAATATTAGTACGACTCGGTGCTAAAGCTAAACTTGAATATTTTGACGACGTGTTCAGTGCTTCCTTTTGTGGAATGGTATTCAATTCAGAACATAAACAAATTATAACTGATCCAATCAAAGTTATTCTGAATTTTGGATACTCCAATCAATATTATTTACTCAGTAATTCCTACAAATTGAAGTGTCTATTGCGTGCTAAATCCCTTTCACTACTATATACTTATCCAGGATGCCCAATCCTAAACACACTTGCTCGTTACGGGTTGAGAGTCACAAACACAGTGACCATGCGTGATGTTGTAAAATACGGATGTCCTCATGATACATACAAACGAAAAGAATTCATGGACATTATTATAAAGATTGATCAAGTAATTTACAATCAACAGCCACAACCCGGCACACGACAACTTTTTGAAAAATTATATGACTTTACCATAGAAGAACAATTATTAGTAGAGAAATGGCTAGATAGTTTAAACACTCTCCAACCTTTAACCAATGACATTATTATATCTAAATTAAACAGTGACCAGGTCGATTATTTTGATCGGTATGCCCATACCGTTCCAATGAAAGATTACTGGTATATGTAATTGGCTAAAGACCCTGCTGCGAAGGCGCATTGATAATTCTAGCGAATTGTAATGAGATCGTATAACTTAGCTGTAGCAGGTGAAGCACAAATAACGAGAGCTGCCACTCTATCTGGTTGCACCCCACAAGGGACTACTTGGCTCAAAAACGCACTGGATCCTTTTCCGGATATTCGTAGAGACATTGTTGGTTACCCTGACACTGTAAAAACCCCTTCTGTTGTTCAATACTTTCGTGAAGAAATACAAGTGTCTAAACCAGTCGGAATTAGTGGTCTGTGGGACTGCTTGATCTGGCATCCTGGTGTGGAAAACGGCAATTCATTATCCTTGACAGATGATGATCAATTAGTTGCTTTTGGCCGAAATACACAAACAGGAGGTGGAATAACATCAATGGTTGAGGTTAGAGCTGCTGCTTCTGGCACTCCACTCACCATTCCAACAATCGTTCAACATTCTAATCCCGCAGTTAGTTTTGAAATGCCGCACCGTCTCATATCTCTAGGAGTTGAGACTTTTAACACCACAGCTGAAATTAATATTCAAGGTGCCGCATTAGTATTCAAACAACCCGCCATTAAAGAAGAATTTGTTGCTAGTTTGGTTGATGATGTTGCTGGATCTGTCCACTTAACCCCAATGAAAGCCACCATGTACTATGATGCCCCAGCAAGCGTGACCCAAGCCATTATTTTGGAGGGATCCCGACAATGGAAAGCAGAACAAGGATCATACTGCAGCGGAACACTGGCTGAACCAACTAACCCACCAAAAACTTCACTCGCCCCAGAATTGATGGTTGTGGTTGATGACAACAACGATGTGTATGCAAGTCGCCTCGTAAACTTAGGACAACTCAACTTACCCGAGGTGAATTGCAAACGTAGTGGATTTGACCAATTTGGAACTCTATTTACAGGATTATCAGAAGAGACCACTTTCCAGACAGTCATTCATTATGTTATTGAACGTTTTCCCACTGCAAACGATGGAGATTTAATTACCCTAGCTAAACCATCTATGCCGTATGACCCAGCTGCAATTGAATTATATACAAAGATTGTTAGTAAATTAGAAGCTGGAGTTCCTGTGGCTGACAATGATGCCGGAATGTTTATTTCCGCCATTGGATCAATTGCTGCAAAAACCTTGCCATACATTATCAAAGGAGTAAAAACTGGATACACAAATCGTGATGATGGAAAGACAATTGCTCAGAAGACATTAGATGTTTTAAAATCGATGAGTCCAATGGGATGGGTTGAAGACCTCCCTAAAATAGGATCAAAATATGGACCTCCTCGAGGAGGAAAGAATGACATGAACAGGAATCCAAATAATTATGGCCGAATACAAGCCGCTCCTCAACATCCCGTCAAAAATCCTCTAGCTCTTACTGTCGGAAAAGCAAACTATGCCACCAAACTCAATCAACGAATCGCTGAAGCGCAATCAATAGCTCAGAAACAAGTCAATGCTACACACAACAAAAACAAAGCTGCCACTCAGAAGATTCCAAAGAATGAACAACCAACACGCCAAGGACGTTATCTTTCAAACAATACAGACTTAAACAGAAAAGAAAGAAGACGATGAGTGATAATAAACTCTCTTGTAGTATAAATAATAATTAATTGTTAATTGTAAAAATGTAATATAATTGTGGATTGGGCACCCACACGGTCTGCATGAACTGGGGAGATAACCCCGACCGACTGCAGTGAAACTATCTGTTCACGAAGGAAAACTGATGAACTCAATA